AGCAAATCTAATTTAAAATATCCACGCTGTTCGGCTGCATGATAATCAATTGCAGCACATTGATTGACCGGATCCCAGGGAATGTCAGTGACATACACGCCCGAGTTGTGCCGACGAACTTCGCCTTGAGTGATCTGACGTGCAGCGGTATATTGGATCAACTGCAGAATCTGATTGCGATCTGCAAAGTCAATGTCAATGTCAGGAGTTTTTATTGATGATGTCATAGAGTTCTCGTCCAGCCTGACTTGATATTAACATACAGCGAACTTGATTGTCAATTAAGATTTTTTCAGCAAAATAAGATTTAAATACTTCTGGATGCTGCCAGAGCCATTGAATTGCCGTGGCCTGTTGTACATATCGCTCTTGGTGATCTAATATGCCATCAAATGCTTGATGTTCGGGAGATAACAAGTGCCAGGCAGTTTTAAACCCAATGTCTTGGTATAATTGATGAGTATATGCTCCGCCTACAGGCATTGGAAATTTACGATTTACAAAACATCTTAGAGGTTTCTCAGTCAACGCAATCTGACCATTTTGCCAGGTTGTTTCTGGGTAAACAATTGTTTGATTGTTACGAACAACGTCAATTATTCTGTCCTCAAAAAAAGTTGCACCGTACCTACCATTAACCCCAGCCGGAAGTGGAGGCCATCTCTTTGGAGGTGGCATAGGATTCATTTTGTTGTTGGCATAGGCATGATTAGCCCATTCTCTGAATTTGGTATCTTCGGCAGTTTCGTGAAAATACTGTCCGATAGAGTCAACAATGCCATTGTGAAGATCGTTATGGTGCGGCATGTCCGGAACATACTCTTGAAGCACACCGGTTAAAAACTCTCTCACAGAACGATTTCGACCGTTAACATAAATCATACCAGTCAAGGGTTTATAGATATCATTTAATTCATAGCTCTGGGGGAATACACTTTCAACATAGTAGCGACGATGATGTCCCCAATTTATACTGGTGTTGATTATACGATTTTTGTAGGGATGATCAACTGGTAGAATACTGTTGCAAAGTAATCTAGTATGTGGCACTGTATCTAATATATTGTACAACATCCGATCACCAACTCCAAATGGTTCATCACCGTTGTCAAGTGCAATCAAATCATATTGAGCTAAATTAGATGGGTATTGAATAGCGGACATCCCTAACTCATCATTATTTGGGTCAATTGTGCTGCTTAAAAACAATATATTGTATTTGCCTGGCTCTGGTGAACCAAAGGTAATCGTAGGAGTCTGTTGATACCCAGTGACATATTGCCAATACCCCACAAGATAGTCAAATACTTCTAGACCAAGACAATCCCGTTGCATGGTATCAATACAAATATTCATAACTTAGCTTCCTTTAAAATATGCCTGCACCATTCTACATCAGCAGGGTAGTCGTGGAAGCGATGATTCCAATGATCAGGATCAATCCAATTAATAACCATACCCAGGTGTTCTGGACCAAGGCTATCAAGCCATTCAATACCACTATCACAATTGTAAACAATCCAAGGACTAACACGACCGGTGCTAATGTGATGGCAAATACGATTAGCATTGCCATAGCGAAAATAATCATTATAACTAGCGAGCCCACTATTTCCATCAGCATAGTCTTGCATCTCCCGTAATGCACGTTCCAGTGCGTCTTGTGGCGCTTCACGTTTGACATATTCCAGCAACCACTCTTCGTAAAAGCTATCCCGGTGCCATTGATCTAACTTCTTGTTGTTCTTTAGGAGCCATGCAGTAAAACTGTTGCTATTGATAACGCGAATAGCAACCAAATGTCTACCGTAACGAACGAAAGCCCGATAATAAGGACTGTTAACAAAATCTGCATATGATTTCAGCCTGGCGCTGCCCTGTGTGGTTTCATAAAATTGTAAGTATGCTCTAAGACCAAACTGCACACCTGTTTCTGTTTCTTGTTGCCAACGTTGTTTTTGCTCACAGAGATGCACAGCAAGAGTTGATTCTCGACGGAAACTCTTTTGACAATACTGGCATTGATGTGTTACTTCATTTGTCATTGCCCAGCTCTCGCTGATACACATCAAGATCTTTCTGTGTGATCAATGCACTCAGCACGTCGGCGTCACTGAGTTTCATGTTGGGAAACAAGTTCAACAATTGTTTTTTCTTGCTGCCAGTTGCTGCGGACCCTTCTTTTTTCTTGGGGGCGACCCATTGATGTCTCTGCGATCCCAGTCCTGGACTCACTGCAGTGGCGCATAACCATTGCAATTTAGGATGTCGGTTTATGGCAAAGAAGTGGCGATTGAGTCTTTCGTTTGTGGCTATCAAGTAAAACTCTTGTATCTCACGAGATCCTTGTACTGCGCTGCCCCACCGTAGCATCAGATAATTTGAAAACTTTTTGCGTTCTTCATCTGTGAGTTCATCATAGAAGTCACGATTCTTTGAATCAAATTGCAGCATCTCATTTTGAATTGATAACTTGTCACTCAAATTGGCACCTCTAGTATTAGTTTATTCCATGTACGATAATAACGCTCAATGAAATCAATGTCAATCGCTTCAAGTTCAAACAACTCATAATAGCGTTGTATCACAGGTTTGGTCAGCGACCAATCAAGATACATGTCACCATCAAGCCAAATTGGAGCATTTTTATAGGCACTCAAAACTGCATTCAACTGTTGGCGTTGAGATTTTGCCAACAGTTGTACAGCAACAGGATGCTGAACAAAGCGAAATATTTCTAAATTGAATGTAGTTGATAATTCGTTTTGTATGTGTGCTGGCAAGGAACAAAATTCATCCCAGGTCTCAGGAGCAACATTGGGCCAATCTACACCTCTGACATCGTCCCAGTACATCTGTAATTCTAGTCTAGAATAATTGACTCGACGTTTCTGTAGGAATTTTTCACAATTTTCAAACACAATGATTCGAGCATTGCGCCAAACTTTTAATAGTCCTGCAAGATGTGCCGCGTCATGCACGTCAATAAAAAACTTTAGATTACTGTTGGTTAGTTCACTAACGCCGGCATACCAAGGCCAATATTGTGCAGTAGCAGGATCTTTGGCCACATACAATCCTTCATCAACTCCCAGCAATGTGGTAGATCCCATGTCAAGATCTGACCAGCAACCAGTGACACCTGCAAGTACGTCTTGTATCAACTGTTTTTTATCATCTGATGTTACATTGCCGTTGAGCTGGCGCTGTGTGAGTGGCATGTTTTGTAGGCAAGCATTGTTGGCTACACCCAGGCTGTTGATAAGAAATTTACCCCCGGCTCCCCAGGGATATACCACCAATACAATGTTTGGCGTGTCAAAGTTAATTGCGGGCCTAGGCCATGCGTCTGCAGTTACCATGCTTTTTGATAGTTTACTATTTCGCAGTTACGGCTGATGTCCTTGACAAAGTAAACACATTGTGGCTTTTCGTTGTCTTCGATGGGTACTGCCAGCATTTGCCCATTCTTTAGTTTGGGTGCAAACCAATTGACATCATGATACACATCAATAATTTCTATTTTTGGAAAGCTGGGTCTAAAACTTGTCAATGGGTTGAATTGGAACACACTGAATCCACGATCGTTGATTGATGTCAAGGGCAGCACTTCTAAATCACCAAGATCTGGTTCGCCAATCAACACTTGCCAGTCCACAGGCATTTTAATTTTATAATCACCAATGCGCAACACCAGCGCCGGACTATTGAAACTTTCCAAGAATATCAGGGGAATATAGTGATAGTCCGGGTCCACTGGGTTTGAATTGTCTAAAATTGCAAATCTCAAATCATCTACCTGTTCGGGCAGAGTATTGAGATCATAGGGTTCGTTGTCTAAGGTTAATATTCTCATGTGTATATTATATGATATCATGCCGAAACTTTGCAACCACTTCATGAAGTTCTCGTAGCTGAGTCAATAGTTCTTTCATGTGTTCCAATGGTATCATGTTAGGTCCATCACTGGGTGCTGCATTGGGATTTTCGTGTGTTTCGATAAACACTGCGTCTACTGATCCTGTGGCCATTGCTGCTCGGGCAAGGTAGGGTACCATCCTGCGATCGCCGCCAGAACTAGTACCCAGTCCTCCTGGCTGTTGGACTGAGTGAGTGCAGTCAAACACCACGGGATACCCACTATTGGCCATAATAGGCAAGCTGCGCATGTCAACCACAAGATTATTGTATCCATGTGTTACTCCTCGTTCACATAATAAGATCCGGTCATTCCCGGTACTGGCAATTTTAGCAGCGGCTTGATGGATGTCCATGGGGGCCATGAACTGACCTTTTTTGATGTTCACTGCCAGTTTAGATTCGCCAGCAGCAATCAACAAGTCAGTTTGCCGGGACAAGAAAGCCGGGATCTGTAATACTTCAACTTGGTAATGCCTAGCTGCGGTGGCGTGGTAAGGTGTATGTATATCTGTCAATGTCGGAACATCGATCAATCGTTTGACATCACTGAGAATCTCAAGACCTTTTTCCAATCCAGGCCCACGTGGAGTTGTACCTGATGTACGATTGGCTTTGTCAAAACTGCTTTTATAGACAAAGTTGACACCAAGATCTTGACATATTTCTTTTAACGTGCCGGCAATGGCACAGGCATGATCAAGTGATTCAATCTGACAAGGCCCAGAGATCAGTGTGAGTGGATTACCGACACCTATTTCAAAGTCTCTTATTTTTACTGCCACTCTAATTTCTCCTGTGTGAAAGGATAATGTGCCTCGCGATAAAAGGCTTTGCGCTTGGTAAGATGCCGCTTGGCAAACTTACAGGTGCTGGTAATATCCCAAATTTCTACATGATCTTTGTCTTGGGCTTTGCGTATACCGCGGCCTATACTCTGGATGACTCGAACAAAGCTCTTGCCAGGCTCAACGAGAACAAGATTAAAAATACGGGGAATATTAATACCAACAGCGGCCACACCATAGGTTGCGACGATAATTTTGTCTGTTGCCTCTGCCACTTGGTCATATTCATCCTGTCGGTCTTTTGCTTTGGTTGCACCTGAAACAAACACAGCACGTTCACCTAGCCGTTGAACCAGTGCCTGCCCAGCTGCTACACGATCTACCAGCACTAGAGTGTTGCCGGTGGCGTTGACTTGTTGAATCAGTTGAGCCATGGCATCTAGCCTACCTGACTCTTCCAACAAGTATTTAAGCTCACTTTGATAATTACTGTAATCTACATGATCAACCAGTTGTACAATGTTGACATGGCACTGTGCCAACACACCACGTTCCTGTAGCTCTGCTGCTGCCAGCCGCGATATCACTGGCCCGAGGCTCACATGCAGAGCTTGAAATTCAAACATTTCCTTGGGCACTGTGCCAGTAAGACCCCAGCGCATGGGTATATGTGCCATGACACCTGTGAGCAGGGTCTTTAATGCATCAGCTTTGGCCATGTGTACTTCATCAACAATCACACATATTACATCTTCTAGGAAATCACCAATGGTGATGTCAGCGTTGGCATTCTGAGTGTTCTTCAACAAGATGTTTAGACTTTGCCAGGTGCATATAGTATGCTGACGTCCAAACTCTTTACGGTCACCAAAGAACACGCCCACGTCTAAGCCCATGTTACAATAGTCGGCTTCGGTCTGGGTGACAAGACTCTTGTTGGGCACAATTACAATACTGCGGCCATGCGCACCCACTGCGTCACTGAGTGCTGCTGTGATCACAGTTTTACCTGCACCTGTTGCCACTTCCTGTATGCTTTGGGGATTCTTCAAAAAGTTGTTGATGATTTCAACTTGGTAATCACGCAACTCCATAGACTGCCCAGCTCGCGTATGACCCTTGGGCCAAACACAATGTTGATAACTGTTGGCAACAACTTCTGTAAAGTTGTAGTTGACGCTGTAGGTTCTTTGATCGTCTAGTTCAATATCATACCGCATTTCTTCTAAAATGGGTATGATGTCAGGCAGTAAGTTTACATAGGTGCTGCCGCCTAATTGAAAATAAGCTACCTTGCCATCCCAGCGTCCTAGCCGCACCGAAGGAAGATATCTAGCACGTGGATCCTCGTATTTGAATTTGTTCACTAGAGTACGTCTTGCCTCTAGGTCAAGTCCTTCAATCTTGATGTTTACTTCGTCCCGTATGTGTATGGTGCATCTTTTCATAGGTATTTGGCCATTTCGGGAAAGGTAGTTTGAAAATTCAAATTGCGATATTGATCGTGTCGTTGAACGAACTGCTGGAACTGTTCAAACAATTTGCTGTCATCGGTGTTTTGTATCAACTTGGCCCATACACGCACATCTTCAATTATACTTGATTGTAATTTATTTACAATGGCCGCTTTGGCCGGTTTGGGCCAAACTGACGGTCTTAGATGCGCTGGTTGATGTAGTTTGCCCATCCAGGGTCTAGGTAATCCAATTTGATTACACCATTGAACAAATTCTTCAATGTAAAAAATATTGTATGCACTCACGGTATGAGCTACACTGAGTTTGATATTTGGCAGTTGTTGTAATTCAATGTATCGTTTGATATTGGCAACCACTGCATCCCAGTTGGCAGGATAACGTTGATATTCAAATTGGTGCTCCGTGCCATCAATACTCAACTGTAAATCCACTTCAGCAAAATAACTCCAACGTTGCAGCCAGGCTGTGTCCGGAAACAATGTAGCATTGGTAGTATAGTGTATTGAGATGTACGGGGCTTGTCCTTGTGCAATATAATGGTCCAACAATGCTTGATGTTGTTTGATACCCGACAACAATGGTTCACCACCGTGCATGTCTATATGTACCAGGTTGGGTGCGATTGTGGTCAGGTTACTGATTACATCTTGTCGTATATCATCAATTGATTCAATTTTGATGTTGTACAAATCATTGTATTCTTTGCTCCATTTGCTTGATTCATATGGACTACAAATA